GTACAAAATAAAGTCGCCCTCTCTTACAAACAAGTTCTGATCTTCGTTTAATCTACGTTTGTGGAACTTAACAGTTATAATGGAATCTGCATCTATGCCGACACCTTCCATATATTTGGTAGATTCCTCATCATACGCAACTAAAACATAAACACGCACTGGAGAGAGGAAAGTTTTTTCTATGGCCTCTCCATATAAATCATGAAACTTGGTTGTTTCCAAATCTATAGCATAATAAAGAATGGCCTGGCCAATGACGTTTTCGATTAATTCATCATTTACCTGTTTTACGAGATCTCGCTCTTTTTTACCAAGAAATAGCGGTGGTGGCGGCTGATCTGGTCTTTTCCATTCTTCTGACATCTATGACTATCCTACAAAAATTGGTAATGGGGAAAATGCAAAGGTTTTAGCGGCAGCGTCAGCTTTTTCAGCATCAAACTTAACAAGTTCTTTGTATTCAGTCGAGGCTAATATTTCTGTTAACCTAGTTTTAAGTTCCTCTTGTTCAGCTTTAGCTTGAGAAAGTAATTCACTATGGTTTAACGTAACCGATTCGCCTGGAATTGGTATTGTGGTAAATTTACCTCGAATTTGGCCTAACATTTCCTTACAAAGTGCTAATGCATATTTACGAATCCATTGTTTACCCATCGAATTGATATTTTTATAGGGTATGTTCTCATATGGGAGCGTGTTTAGGTTATTTACGCCTAAAGTTCCATCTTCATAGCCTGATTTATCGTCGGTAGAATCCTCTTTTATATAAAAGTTAAACCATAGCCGGTCCAAACCGCCTCCAAATGACTGCGGAGTTGGGAAAATCCTTAACCTGTTGTTTCTAATCTCATAAGAAAAGTGAGAAGTACGTGTAAAGATAGAATCTTCGTACATAATCGCTTGCATTTTGTTTTGCCATGTTGGAATTAGTTCAAATGTTGAATCATCCGAGAACTGTCCATACGTATTAAGGTTTCCAACCACGTTGATACCGCCATAATAGCCGTAAAATCGCCACATTGCTCTTGGAGTCTTATAATAAACTTTAGTCACAAAGATTCTACTATTTCCAACTTTACTTGCGAAATCAACAGCGTTACCACCGTCATCTGTTCCTGATGTGCTGGCTGCTTCGATTATAGCCTGCAAGTCATAGTCTTGTTGTTCAGCGCTTGGTCTGAAAGACCCAGAATATATGGTTCTAGTACCGCCGTAGCCAGTTTGCGAAATGAGGCCATCCCCAACTCTCTGCGCATAACTGACTTGAAATCTCGGAACTCTTAAATTTGAACCTGTGGGTCGCACACGACCGATTTGCTCGCCTTTGTGGTTGAATGTACCCGTTACATTACCAATTGAATCACCAAGTGCATTCTTGCCCTGATGTAAGTTTACAATATATGAGTATTCTAGCACTGCCTCTTCATACGCAGAATAAACATTAGCTGGGGTCAACTCAATATCAACCACATCACCACCAAGCTTCTTGTATACGTATGCAACTTGAAGCGAAGCACCCGATATGAAGTCAGCTGATGCAGTATACATACCAAATGGTACAGCGGAGGCTACATCGTCTGTGGAGCCCGTTGATGTTAGGATAACTGAGCTTGTGGTAGACTTAGGTTTAAGGTTTGTCGGCATTAATAGTCCCTCTATAAACTAAGTAGTAAATTTCACAACAAAACCCCCTGCGAATGCAGAGGGCATGTTAATATCAAATATAATTTGTCGATAGCCTTTAATCTTTCTTTGATTTTGGGGCTTTTTTAGCTGCAGCTTTAGTGCTTCTGCTCTTGGTGGCTGCTTTTTTAGCAGGAGCCTTTGCGGCAGCCTTTGGAGCAGGAGCAGCCGTTTTAGCTCTTTGAGCAGCTATTCTTCTAGCTTTGCCGGGCATAGTGATTTCTCCTTTTAGATAAATAGTTTGTAATAACTAAAAAGCCCCCAGAGATGGGGGCTTTAAATTTTGTAATTGGTAGATTACAGATCGTCAGGTACAACGTGACCAGTTAACCTGATAAGAAGCTTACCAGCAGTCAATGTGTTTGGAAGACCACCACTGAAATTGTTCACAACAATGCCAGAGGCATTCTCAGGATCATCAACAAGAAAGTTTGTGTTATTACTTGTCGTATTAACTTGATTAACAGTTACAGTAACGTTTGTTGAGTCCGTTACCGAGGCAGCAAACGTTCCACCAACGTCTGTCGTAGCTCCAATACCATTAGCCAAACTTTCAGCAAGATGTGCAGTGGTAGTTACGTCGGATGTGCCAAAGAACCCTGCATCTGTAGCTGATTTTGCTTTTGAAGAATCAGCTACAATATCAACTGTGGCTGAGCCATTGCTTCTTGCTAATCTGATTCTAGTAAGACCAGAGGTGATATTGTCTTTGTTTGCAGAACCGCATTCAATTACCGCTGTAGCTTTCGCTGTTGAGGCAGCACCGGCAGTGAGGTACAAATAAACTCCGCCGTTTGAAGCTAACACGTTGTTATCGTAACTGGTAATTTGGTGCTCTCCGAGGTTGGTGTTTATAGCCGTTGCGATCGTTGCAACACCAGTAGGTGCATTTCCAAGATAGCCATCGGCTCCCTTGGGGTCGCTGGCGTCTGTTCCATACGCAAGGTCAAAGTCGGTTAAAGTTCCGTCTGTGATTTGCTCTAAAACAACAGTTTCAACAGTGGTGACTACTCCAAAAACGGCCGTGGTCAAATGAGCCAAATAACTGTCTTGCGTAGCAGAAGCTGGAGCGATACCAATTGGCGTATTTGCTGCCGTTGCTTGTGTGCTTAAAGTTTGCTTTGATGTTCCAAAGTCAAACACCAAGTCTGTTATTAACATTTGACCAACACGATGTTGATCTGCTCGCACTAATGCTTTTGCTGCGACCGGCGAGACCCCGCATGAAATGATTGCACCAGCTTTTTCAACTGCTGCGATTCTTGCTCTAGATTTTCTTCTAACTCCCATTTTGTTTTCCTCCTTCTATGTAAGTATTAAAGTTCATCTTAGAGATCATCCGGTACGGCGAACCCGTAGATGTAAATGGTGATTTTACCAGCATCGTAATTACCAGCATCGGAGTCATCCGCGGACACATACAAATAGAATTCCGATCCAGAACCTTGATAAGTTGAAGCATTGTCGATTTCAAGCGATCGATCTTCTCCAACTCCATCTAAAGGCGTTGAAGCATTGTTTACATCAACGGCGCCGGCGATTGCATCACCAGTATTTTCTGTCGTACTACCGAGGGTAATGTTTACCCCTTTTCCGGTTGACGAAATGCTTGGAGCCTCCGTACAAACGGTACGAATTTCTGTTATGATGCCATATTTTGCTATGGTAAGCTGGGTGAGGTGTGCTGCTTTTCCAGTAACACCGCTAGCTTTTCCAGCAGCACCACCGGAAGTAATAGTGCCTTTTGATGTGCCCAGATCTAAAACTATCTCGGTAACAAGCTCTTGACCAACTCTGTGCTGCGTTGTTCGAGCAATCATTGGCGCGGCGCCTTCGCCGGCTCCCGGATCAACGGTCGCACCTGCTTTTTCAATCGTATAAAGTCTTTTACGACCTAATCTTCTGTTTCCCATAATATGTTTTCTCCTTTATTATTATGTTATTGCAATAACTTGTTTCATTCAATGATTGTATTCCAGCCACTTCGGAATACTCTCTTTCTAGGGCAGTGGCCTCGCCCAAGGAGAATAAAGTCAAGTTACAGTAAATAGTTTTCTTAAAGTCAAAATCTCAAAAAATTACCGGGGAAAATTTTTACCAGATCACCATTTTCAAAAAACAAAAACCCCCCTGAAAACAGGGGGGCTATGTTTGGTGTGAATTTAACTAACTTACGCGCTAGTTGAACCTTCCTCACCCAAGAGTCCACGGCAGATAACCAAACCGTACATATCAGGACGCACCATCTTCTTGGCATAACGCGTCATGACTCCCTTACGGGGTACGAAGTCTTCTGGTCCGAAGATCGTAGGTGTAGTTTGCAGTGGTACATATGGTGCGTACACGTAACCGCTTTCAAGGAAAGAGTTTCCGCGACGTCCAACAAGGACAACATTGCGTGGGAAGTATGGGTCGACAATGACGTCAAACTTCTTGCTCAATGAACCTACGTTGACTGCACCAATTGAACCGCTCTCATCGTCGTGAGTGACGGAAGCGCGGAATCCAGAGGTAAACTCAAGGATGTTCGCAACTTCAGGCGAGCAAACGACGAAGTTAGCGCCACCACGAAGAGTCTTGCGGTGGATTTGAGCAGAAACATCGTTGATGGTTTCAACGAGGGTTTCGTACCACTCGCTAACAGTACCGGTGAAGTCGGGAGCAGCCGAAGCAGCACCAAGTTCAGCACCAGTTTCACGGTTAACGAAGAGACCGGGAGAGCGCGACCAGTAGTAGGTAGCTGCAGTAGCACCAACAACAAGGTCAGCGAGAATTTCACGATCGATTTCGAGAGCAACTTGCTCCGAAAGGATGCTGGTCAACTCAACCTCTGCATCAAGGTTGTGGTAAGCGTTAAGGTCTTGACCTAACTCTGGAGACCACTTAGCCTTGAGCTTCTTGGTTTGAGCAGTAACAGCAATCGAATCGACCTTAATGTCGATCTCAGGAATGGCGCTGGTTGCTTCCAGTGGGAACAGATCACCAACGACCGCACCAACAGTGCTAGACGCATCGATTTGATCCTTGATTGGGAAAGTCAAAAGCGTACTTGTAAGGTCACCATTAAGAGCAATTGCTCCACCAACAGCATCGATATCACTAGTGTCACCAGTGAGGACGATTCTAAGAGCTTCTTTGCTGTTCAAACCGTCCGCGGAGCTTACTCTATCAGTCAAACGACGAATTTGAGTAAGAGATGCGGTTGGGTCACCAGCCAAATAGGTGGTCATTGTGGTTCCACCAAGCGAAGATGCAATCGACAATTGGAACGCAGCTACGTTATCAAAGTCTGCTTCTTGATCGGT